GGAATTCTATCTTGTAACATCTCATCCAATGGAAGATTATCAGCATCTTTTATTGTCTTTGTATACATTACAGTTAAATACTCTTGTAATACTTCATGCATTGAAGTGCCAAATATAGTATGTATGTTACCTTTAAATGTTCGTAACTTATCTACATAATTTAACTTCCATTGCCAAGGACAAGATGACCACATGGAATATTGCGAATATGAAACCCGTTTACTCATTTAATTGATCTTACGAATAAATAACATGAAAGTCAAGCTAATTTATTCTTAACTGCTTCTTTAGATAGTGCTCCTACAAACCTATCTACTTCCCCACCATTTTCTTCAATCACCGTAGTCGGTACTGAACTAACTCTATATTGACTTGATAAACTTTGTTCTTGGTCTACATCATGTATTGTTATATTGTATCCTTCACTTATCAACTCTAAAACAATAGGTTTGAAAGCCTTACAGGGACCACACCACGTGGCTGTAAAATACTTTGCTGTTTTCATTATTTACCCCATTTTCCATTTTTTACGATTTGAGCAATTATTCCATATACGGATAAATCTTTAAAAGCATCCATTGTTGGTTCTGCTTGTCCTTCTCCATCTCTTTTAACAATAAGATTAACTAGCCTATTTACCTTATCATTTATACGAACTGCCAATGCCGTTAATGCTAACTTTACATCTTTCTCCTCTTTTAAATCAGTTCCCATACTAATATTATGAGGACCATAATCATGTTGTTTTAAAGCAAATAATTTATATTGTTCTTTTTGAATCTTACGAAATTCTTCCATCATTGTCGGATATTCTTCTTCCATTATCCGTATAACTGAATTATTTGTGCGTTCATTTGAACTAGGACTTGAATCACCTACTCCATCATTTCCATATATTACTCTTTTCTTGCTATCTTTAAGAAATGTAGTCATTTTTTATCTCCTATGTTACTTTATCTATTATACCATACTCTAACGCTTCCTTTGCTGTTAGATATGTATCTTGGTGGGAAATATTTTCCCAAAATTCTTTATCTTTTTTTGTAACTTCCCCAAGAATTTTACAAATACTTTTCTGTAAAAGTTTTAGGTGGTCAGCCCCTTTAACAACATCTGAAGTTTTACCAACCTCAAATGCCGAACCTTCGTGTATCATTACTGTTGAATGTTTACTCATTGACCGTACACCAGTTCCACATGCCAATATCACAGCTGCTGCAGACATACAAGCTCCAAAACAATGTGTATTTACTTTTACAGGTAAAGAATGAAAATAATCTATTGTTCCTAACATCGAATACACATCACCACCATAAGATGCAATAATTAAATTTACATCCTTACCTTCATTATACCTTGATAAATTATCAAATCGTGTCATTACTGAATATAACTGGTCTATATCTATATCATAAGTTAAATACATGCTATTCGAATCTAAATTGATACCCCATTCTAACTGTTTGAACATAATTTGAGTTTTCTCATCCAATCCGTGCATATTTGCATAATTTACTTTTAATAACCGTTCAAGATCACGCTGTTCTGACATAATAACTTCTCCTATTTTTTAAAAACGAATATTGGTTCAAATTTATAACCATCTCCCATAACCGCTGAAAGTGTTAGTTGTAATGTATCTTCATGTACAAATCCAACTTCTTTTGCTTTTTTTATAGTAGATTCTTCTATAAATTTATAATTTGGTGTATTTGATATATTAATTAACATATAACAATCTTTTTTTAATCCATAATAACAATTTTTCATAGTCTTTTTAAGAAAACCATTTATCCACTCATCTGGAGTAGGAAACTTTATATAACTTTGAGTTAGTTCATCTGAGTACTTTTCAGTGTCAAAATATGGTGGTGAAGTAAAACATAAATCGAGAGATTCTTTTTCAGGTACAAAATCTTCACTACCTTGTTTATAAATATCAATTTTCTTATCAAAATAAGAAAAATCTTCGCTCAGTTGCAACAAACCTTTATAAGTCTTAGTGGAAGGTTCAGTTCCAATATAATGTTTAGTATTAGATGCTGCAAGAAACCCTAATAACCGTCCACCCCAACCAGAACTCATATCTCGTATCACTCCATCTCCACCAAACTTCTCATAAATAAGTTTTGCTGCTGTTGGTCGAAAATTGGATACTGATTGAGTTCCCGTGTAAATCTTAATAGATTGTCGAAGTCTATTTTCATGAAACTTATGTGGTGCATAATTAGGATCATCACCACCCCAATGTTTTAATTCCCATGTCCAACACTTTCTAATAGTAGACTTAAATCCCTTATCATCGTTAAAAGTTTCCATTGGAGATTTCATAGAATTACCACATTTAATTTCCCAAAAGAACGGAAAATATGACCAGGCTAATCGAAGAGCATGCATTGTTTGTATAATCTGTTTTCCATCAAGTATAGTCGAAACATCAAATTTTTGTAATTTTTTCATATGTTTGTGTTTCTCATCTTCGCGAATCTTATAATGTGGAAAACCATGTCTGCGATAATATTTAAATATAACTTCTACACCATATTCAATATCTACAGTATCTATATTATTTACAACCCTATCAAATTCCAAATCATCTTCATCATAATCTACAAATTTACCAAGAGTTGCATAATCAACTCTTGACATTAAGATAAATTTAACTTATTAATTTCTTTTGGATCTATTCCATATTTCTGAAGTAGACCTTTTAAATTAGCCTTACCTTGCTCTGTTATATAAAATATTTCTGTATATTCTTCTGCCTCTGTAAGACTTAATTCATAGTATTTTGCTACTACTTCTAATAACCACTTTGGATGTTTCATATCCTTTTTTCCTTTAATATATTTTAACCACTGCTTACCTTTTGGAAGTACATCGGAATACAACCTATATAAATCTTTAGGTCTTAAATTATATTTTTGAATTTCATTTACCATATCAATCCATTCCATCTTCATAGATAAAAATCTATGAATCATATAATTTGACCAGTGTTTTTGTTCAGTATTATTTAAAGTATTCCAATAACCTATTGTTTGTTTTTCAGTAATATGTTTTAAATGGTCAAATAGTTTTTTCATTTTTCATTTTTTCTAGCTTTTCTATATTCTTCTCTATTTTCCATTGGAATTCTATTCCAATACAATCCTTTATAATACCAATCGTTGTTACATTCTGGATGAACCTTACCATCACAAGTACACAGTAATGCTACGGCGTTGGTATCTGGCCAGGATATTTCTGCTGTTCTGTCACAGTTATCACAACTCCAAAGTATATTTCCATTAGATATTTTTGGATAGAATATTAACATCTTTTAAACTCATTTTATTCCTTAGTATTAATTATATTAAAAGCAATTGTAATTCTTTCTTTATCAATAGCTAAAGATTCAACATGATGTAAAACTTCACTAGGAAATAAAGTCATTGTTCCATCCTTACCTTCATATTCACAATTATATTCATCAAAAATAGTAGGATGGTAATGATTCTGATAATAAATTACACCTGAAAGAAATCCTACATGATTATGTGGTGGATTATTATCCCCTTTGTATGTAAAATTTGTCCAAACATCATATCCGTCAAAATGTCCATCATGTTTTCTAATTCTAAATTGACGTGGTTCTCCTGTACCATAATATTGATGGCATAATCTCAATATCCATGCCAACCAATAAGACTCTTCAATCAAGCGAGGAGGGATAGAACATTGATATGTATTATGTTTCTCTCCATCCCAGGCTAAATATCCAACATTTTCATGAGCTTTAAGATATGATAATGGATGATCTTTAATATTACTACATTCATATACCCACAATTTCATCTCATTCTGTATTTGTATGGGGATATCAGCAATCATTACAGGACATCCATCCTTCAGTTTTTTCAATTCTAAAACATTCATAGTAAATTTAAAAACATTATCTCTCTAAATCTGGTCGTGAAAATGAATCCTTTTCAGATTTATTTATTTCTTTTACATCTATCCCTGTTCCACTTAACATTGTTTTTGGAACTTGTCCACAATCCCCACAACTATAAACATCAATTGGAATTATTACTTCTTGTCCTGTAGGTGAAAGTAATGCCGAAAGTCGTTTTATAATTGTCGAACTAATAAATA